TCTAGCTACTTCAGGATCTTCATTTAAATTTAATTTATTGGAAACTTCTAAAATAGCATCCAACCCAGTATTCATTGTTGGGTAAGCAGAATATAGAGTAGTATCTTTAATTGGAAATATTTTATAAACAGCCATTGAAATATTTTATTATAAATATAAAATTATAAAGGAACTACTTTACCTTTAATATCAGTATTTGGGTATCTTATTTCAAATATACTAGGATCTAATGAAGGATAAATTACTTGATTTTGGGTTGCAGATAAAATATCGTAAGCATATTGAGAATATCCTGAATTGGTTCCTGCTTTATTAAAAATATTAATAGTTTTAACAGTTTGGACTCCTTTAATTTTGTCTAAAAGAACATATAAATCTCTTATTAAAATTGGTTGATTAATTTGCCATTTATCTAAAGTAAAATATTGCTTCAAAGCAGAAATACATGCTAATAATATTTCATTATTATTATATTCAGGTAACACTATAATTTCAAAATTTACACATATATTAATTATATATGCGTCTCTAATTTCAATATTATCTCCAATCATTCGATATTGAGAAAGATAAGTACGTAAATTAGTTTTTAATACTTCAGTAGCATAATCTAATTGACCACTACTATTTAAAGATAAAATATATAAATTTAAAGTTTCAATAGTTGAAACTTGATTGTCTGTTAATTTAGGTTGTTCAATTAATGCTTTAGATATTGAACCATAATCAGAAGGCATACTTAAAGCACGAATTAAATAGTCATCTGCAGTAACTGATCGTTTTTGAGATGCTACAAGTGCTAATGTATTTTGACGAATTTCTTCTAATGTATCTCCTCCTCTGCCACCTGAGGCTGCATCTGGGTTGTTTACTGAAAGTGATCCAAAAATATAATTAGCTGTAGTAGCGTTAAGATTAATTTGATTAAATTTAGAATTAACAGTGCTTAAGCCATTTAATGTATTAGCACCAACATTTGAATTAACTCCACCTCCTGTTAAATATCTAACAGTTAGTGTTGTATTAGAAGGAGAAATTCCATAAGTTCCAGTATATAAAAAGTTAACAGGAGAATAAGCAACTGTAAGTTTATCTTTTTCAAAAGGTAATCCAATACCTACATTATCAGCATTTGGGGTGATTTCTTCTGTTATGTCTGAGGGACTTCCAGCACCGAATTGAAGTTGAAGATTTGATAATGAAGTAAAACGAGTTGCAAATCGTCTAGCTACTTTTTTTAATCGCAATAAATAAGGAGTATCCCCATTTACATTAGGATCGTTTATATTAGTATTTTTAATAGTATCTAAAACCATTTCTTGACCTAAATGATCTACTTCATACCATTTATTTCCATCAGAATCAGTTATATCTAAAACTTTAATAATATTAGGTGCTTGTATATTTACAGTTTGATATGGTTGAGGAGTACCAAATGTAAAGGTAGTAGTATTAATAGTAGCAGAAATTGCATTTCTACTTTTTTTCAATAAATAATATTGGGGAACATTACCTGCAATTTGATAAACTGTAACTTCAGTAGGATCTTGAGAACTAGAAACTGAAAAATCTATTTTATCTTGGATTAAAAATGAGGAGCCATTTTGAGAAGTTACTGTTGTATTTTCTCCAATAGTTATAGCATAATCATAATCAGGGACATAATCACCACTTACTAATTTAGAAGGTAATTGTTGGTAAAAATCTATTGTGGTTTGTGCTACTCCGGTTGTTTTTGGTTTATAACCAAACATATATGCTAACTCAAATACATTGTTTGTTTGTTGAGCATATTGGATAAAAGTTTCTTGAAATTGGTTATCTAAATAAAAACTTAAAACATCTCCAACATATGAAGCTTGTTCCATAAACATCATTCCAGGAGATGCAGGTGAAAAATCATTATATGTTTGGGGAAAATATGTTCTAGAAAATTCTATTAGTCGTGCTCTAAATTCTGAAAAGTCACGATTAATATATCTTATATCTCTATTTGTAGTAGCCATTTTTATAATTGAAGATTTAAAGTATTAGTTATATTAGTATTAGCAATCGAGTATTTTAAATTAACTACAATTGTATTATAATCATCTTGAGCTAAAACTTCTAAAGAATCTATAATAATACTAGGAAATATATTACTTATTTTTTGAGATACAAGATTTTTTAAATTATCTAAAGTATCATTAGATATTTGTTCAAATATAAAAGCTTTTAATCCCCCTCCAAAAGTTGGATTTAAGGGACGTTCCCCTAGGTTTGTAAGAAAATAATTAATTAAGTTATTTTGGGTTGCTTGAGATGTTAAATAATTAGGGGTAAAAACAGAGGGACCATTAAAAGGTAAATTTACCCCAATCGCAATATTTGGATTTAAATCAAGTGGGTTAACCTGTTGGGAATTAAATGGCATTATTTACTATTTAATAAATTCATAATTTGATCCATTCCTACCTCACCAGCACCTAAACTACCGTTTACAGGATCACTTACTTGTGGTCTAAAGGGAACTTGGGCATCACGTGAAGTAAAACTTAAAGAGGTTTCATTCATAACATCCATATATGCTTTTCTTGTATCCATTGTTGGTGGAGTAAAGGTTGGGTTTGTTGTTTGAGTTGTTGGAACAAATGATTCTCTAACTACTTGTTTAGGTGATTTTAATGCTTCCAATAAAATTTCCTTTAATTCTTCTTGAATTACTTCTCGTACTGCTTCTTTAATAATTTTTTTAAAATCTGTACTTTTCATATGATTATAAATATAGGGTTAATCGGCTTTTAAATTATTTTGTTGAATATAAAATACAAGTTCATCAATCAATATCTGATCAATTGAACTAAATGACCATTCTCCTTTTAACATTACAATACCTTGTTTATTTGTTGCTGTTGCTCTTCTACGTTTTAGGGGTTTATCTGTTACTTCAGTTTCAACACCCATTGTAAATCCTCTTACATTTGTAATTACCGGAGATAGTTGTTGGGATTGTTGGGTTGTTAAAGCAGTTAATTCAACAGAAACTTGTTCTTGATCTAAGGTAGTATTTGGGTAACAATATTGAGTTAATATATCTAAAAGTTTTAAAAGAGCAAGAACTTGAGCTAAAACTTCTCTTAATAAATTTAAGATAGCTAAAGTAGTAGCATTTATATAACTAAGTTTACCTATATTTTTATTTAAAAAATCAATAACTTTTTGAAGTTTAGTTATTACCCCAAATAAAATAGGAACCCCAGATACGGATGTTGGAATTGAATCTAAAACACCCTCAGCAATAGGAAGAGCTATTTTAGTACCTTCAATTACTATTTGAGACTTACCTAAAATATCAGTTGTTTTGTTAATAACAGTAAGTGTATCATTTATTTTTTTAACTAGTTTATTTTTAGTAGCTATTAATTTATCTATTTCAGATTGCGGAGGGCATGTTATTAAATCTTTTATTTCCTCAAGAGCTGCTTGAGGATCTATTTCATACTTTTCAATTAATTCTTTAGCTTTACTAATTCCATAAGCTGCAATAAGAGTTAAAATTAAAGGAATTACTATAGCTTTTAATGTATCTATACTTACATTTAATTTTTTTTGAACTCTAAAGTCAACAGTTACATCTTTAGTAGTATAATCTTCTACAGTGGAAGGAGGAAATCTTAAAAGATCATTAATTTCTTTTTTTAAATTAGATTCTGCTGGGTTTAAAGTAATAATACCTAAATTTAGTTTAATATCTCCTACAGATGTGTATGGAACAGTATTAAAAGGACCATATTTTATTTTTGTAAAATTTAAAGGAAACTTAGCAGGATCTAGTCCAGTACCTGTTAGATCAGGGTGTTTTATAGAAAATTCTCCTTTTTTATTTGTAGTATCTTTTTTTAATAGTTTGTTTGTAACTAAAACTCCGGAAATAGGTTCATTAGTAATTTTATTAACAACAATTCCTTTAACTTTTTTAAGTTTAATTTTTTTAGGAATTTCAGGAAGAGAGCCAGTATTTGGAAGTTGAGGTATATTAATTCCAACTAAAGATAATACTTGTTGTAAATCAATTTCTATTTCTATAGAACTAGTATTTTGAGTATCTACAGCCATTATTGTACTTTAGTAGTTTGGGATTTTAAACTATTATCATTTAATATTTTTATAATACTATCTAAACATATTATAGCATTACCAGCAATAGCATTATAAGATGTTACTAATTTTCCTTCAGGATAGTCTCTTTGAACTTGTAAAATAGTAGCTAAATCTTTAACAGCAAATGTTAAATCTCTTAATACATCAATAGTATCATTACCTAATAAAACAGGTTGAGTAGCATTTATAGATCCTAACTTAATATCATTAGAACTAATATAATGAGAAGTTGCATCTATATTTACACTACCATTAGTAGACATACCTATAGATTGTTGAGCGCTTAATAATACACTATCAGTTTTAGCATTTATTACTATTCTATCCGAGTTTAATATTACTTGAGGGTTCTTATATTGGCTAGGAAATATTGGAGGTGTTTTATATGATTGGTATAACTCACTAGCAACTTTAAAAGTATTTAATTGTTGATAAGATGTTAAATATATTGAAGATAAATCTTGAGATATATTTTCTACAATAGGGATCCATCCTAAACCACTAATGTTTTTGGGGAGAGTTTCTTCAGGGGATTGTCCATTTC